GTTAGTGATAAGTGCAGTGTTTGTTACAGTTGCACCACCGTTCAAACGTGCTAGGATGTCTGGGTGGTTGATCAAGATGTCACGCACCTCTTTACCGACAACCATTGTGTTTGGCTTGAAGCCACCAGATTTTAGTTGCATGGTACGACGAGCGACTGTTACGTCTGCGATTGGTGTACCGTTTGTATAATCTGACCACAAGTTTGATGGTGTTGTTTCTGAACCCCAAACAGATGCCGCAAAGAATGTTGCAGCAAATTGTTCTTCACGGTGGATCAACAGACGGTTTGTCAATGTGGCTGCACCCGCTGAACGAATGTCTAGTGCTGCATCTTCGTTAGCAAGAGTTTGCTGATCGAAGTCCATACCTAGACCGTAAACGTCTGCATAGTATGATGCGTTTGAGATTGACATGCCGATACGGTTGACTTCTGTGCGTGGAGCAAGAACCTTAACATCACCTGTACGGTTCATGTTGTCACGGTCATAGATGTAGTACTTGTCAGATTGCTTCTGAACGCCTACAGTTGGGAAAACCTTATCAGCGATAAAGTTTGTTTGATCTTGTACATATGCAATGGTCAGGTTTGTTAACGGCTGATCAATATGTACCGAATTTGGTGTTAGCAATGGCATTTGTTATATCCTTCCTATCGCTGGTTACGCTGGTACTACGTTACCACCTTGGATCAACTCAATGGCAAAAACTTGACCATCAACCGCTGATTCCAAAGCGTAACCTAGAACGACATCACCTGCCGCAGCAGTTAGTGCGTCACCAGATGCATCTGTTTGAATTTGTGCGCCAGCAGCAATAGTACCACCTGACGTTACCATAACTTTACCTGATACGACGACTGTAGCAGCTTCGTCTGCTGCTGGGTCATTGATCAGTACACCGATTGCGTTTTCACCAGCAGCGTCTGCTAGGTCAACTTTACCGTCTGATTCCAAAGTTACGAATTTGAACTGTGATGAAGATAGGTCCTCACCAGCAATAAATGTCCGTGTATCACGGGATTGCATTACAGCCATAATTATTCCCCTTTATAGCTTTTATTGATTAGGGCTTTACCTTCGTCGGTCTTAGCTACGGCAGCGTATGCTTTAGCGTAGTCACCCTTCTTCATTTTGTTTTCATCCATGTAAGATTTTACAAGGGATTCCATTTTGTCAGTTGCAGTAGCGAACTCACCGTCTGCATCTGATTTTCCTACCTCTTCCATGCTTTCTGCGAATGTCGCATCGGCAGCTTTAAGGGCTTCCATAACACCTTCTACTTCGCCAAACTCAGCAACCAAGGATTTAGCTACATCTTCTGCAAAGTGTGGTAGGGCTTCTGTTGCACGTTTTGTTAGTTCTGCATCAGCTTTAGCAAACTCTGCTTCTTCCAATGCTTTAAGAATAACGGCAGGTACATCTGCTTTATTGATTTGTTCACCTTCGTACTCAATGTACTCTGGTTCAACTTTCTTTTCGATTGAGTCAGACTTGATAATGAAACCGTTTTCGATAAGAGCCTTACGTAGGTCTTCGTTCTGGATTTTCAGTGTGTCGTTCTCAGCTTTCAGCAGGTCTAGTTCATCAATCTCTGCTGCATCAGACTTCTTCATGTCCTCATCATAGGCTTTCATTGCCTCTTCTTCGGTCATTCCTTTGTCCATGTAAGGCTTTAGTTTTGCCTTTAGGTCGTCTGACATCTTTTCTACGTTATCTGTCATTTGTTCCTCTTCGGAGTTGTCACGCTTGAATAGGGAAACCATAGCTTTTGCATTGGCAGGACGATCCACTAAGGATAATTCCTCTAGTTCAAGCTGTTTTAAAAGGTTAGCCATTATAGTCTTCCTTTATTGCTCTACCGCCAATGCTAAAGGCGGCTAATTCACCAGACTTGACCTTGGCCCAAACATCGTCGTTATACACTTTAAATGCTACGACCCAGCCTTCACGGTCACTCTGTATGCCAAGGGATTCACCAATCTCTTTAGTGACTGGCATAGAGTGAATGACTGCGCCAATCTGGTCCCCTTTGTGCATTTCTTTACCGACACGTACATGTTCCATAAACTTGTTTACGGCACGAACCAAAGTATCTGGCTCAATAACATCACCTTGTCGATCTACTACAGGTTCACCCTTTTCTGTAACTACTGATGCCCAACCGTATACCATACGTTGTTCATCGTCAGCTTTGAGGATTTGCCCTTCTATATTCTTTGTTAGGTCTGACACTGATGTGCCTCCTTCCCACATACGACAGGACCAGTAACCTGCTGTAGTCTTGTCTTTCTTAGTATCACATGAGTGGCGTGATCTAAAGTTTGCACGTGCCTTTGGATCGTCCCGACGAATTTCCATGTTGGGGTCACCAAAGGTAACACGCTTTACTTTGTCGCCATCCTGTACGAATACTTCAAACTTCTTGTTACCACCAGATAATCTACGTGGTTTGTTTAAAGTCACCTTTTCACCTTGGTACTCTGCCTTGGCGAACTCTTCTTTCATTACTTCCTGTACAATGACCCGTAGAGCCTCTAAGCGGTCCTCTGAGGGCTTGTCTTCATCTTCTGTACGGTAGTAGTCTAAATACTCTTCATGGCTACCACAGGGCATGTATACGGCCTGTCCGTCAATTTCATGCACATGAATGGCACCACCGCACCCCATATCCATAGAACGACTACGTGCTTCCATCTCTGTCGTGAATACGTCATTCGCATACTGTGCCTTTAGCATCTTCTTCGCTTTACTCTTAGAGGGGTGCGACGAAGGTAGAAGGTCTTTGTCGTGGTTGGCTGACTTAGAACCACTTACGATACGTAGAAAACTATTGACACGAGCCATTGCCCACTGTTCTGGTGATTTGACATTAGGTCGAACACTTGCAGGATTAGTGCGATAGGCTCCAACGCCACGGTCATATACTTGCTCCAACATCCGCATAGTAACTTTATGCTTAGACTTCTTGTTGTGTTCTTTGACTTTGTTCTGTAAAGCTACTTTAGGCATTATACATCTCTATATGAATTTTCTACGAGTATCAGATCAAATGCAGCAGTAAGTCGAGCATTGTTACTTCTTACTGAGGCTCTTACGTCAACGTCAGATTTTTCTGGGATTGTTCTTGGTATTGCAAACTTATACATGTACTGACCACCTGCACCAGAGAACTCAAAAGAGTGTCCTATGCGGAAAGCATCCTGTCCAGAATAACGTACAAACATATCCCCCGTAGCATCTGCATTACCCTGACATGTGGCAGTACCTTGTATCAGGTATGCTGTATATCCAGCAGGTACCGTGTAAATAGCCATCAGAGTTTGACCTTTACCAACATTGATACGTAAGACTGTTACGGCAGACTTTTGTACGTTTATGACACCCACGTTTGTAGACCCATTCGATAGAAATGCACGATAGAGCCTAATATAAGAATTTGTAGATGTGACAGAACCAGAACTACTTAGGGTAATCTCTTCTGATTGAGCGTTGTAATCTGCATCAAGACCTAAGATAGTAATCTTCTTACCGTTGTCTGATGCATTAACAGCAGGTACATCTACTGTGCCAGCAGTTGACCAAGAGGACCAAGGATAATTAGTATCGTTTACATCCCAGATAGTTCCTGTTTGGTTCTGCGACATAGCAGGTACAGCACCAAACTTGTGTTCACTAGAGTAGCCGTTGACTTCACCCTTGGCTATGGCAAGAGGGTCATGCTCATAGATTTGTCTTGCCCAAGTCGTCATTAGTTCAACTCACCTACGACAACCATAACTAGGTTACCATTGTTAGGGAATGTTTCTATTGTGCCATCGTTGTAGGTAGCTTCAAACTCTACATAGTAGGTACCGACAGTATCGGTTTCTCCTGTCTGCCAGTTTACCCGTACACGACCAATAAGTGGATCAGGGATGATAGCTGCACGATCAACCTTGAGTGTACCTTCTACATCCTTGATGTGAACCTGAACACTGGCACCAGTAAGGTTAATGGCGTTACCGTCAGCATCTTGTAAGTTAGCCAACATAGATGGGCTTGTGTCATTCTGCTTAATGTAGAAAGCCATTGTTATGCAACCTTATTGTATTGTTGAGTTAGTGTTACCTTGTTGAAGGACTTACCAGTGACTAGGACACCACGTTTAGATGATGGGTTACTTATGGTAACATCTGGACCAGTTACAGTGAAGGTGCCTTCGTCTACACCAAGGTTAAAGATAACCTCTACATCAGAACCTGTCAGAGCAAACTGACCTCTTACAGCAGGTAATGTAATCTCTGGTGTGAAGACTGCATCTTCGGTAGTAAGTGTATAGGTCGTACCTTCTGCAACAAGTGACTTACCGTCGATCAAACCTGCGTCTTGTTCAGCTAGGTTAAAGAGGTAAGGTTCAGTAAGTACGAATGGGTAGTTTACTGTGAGGCTTACGTCTTCACCACCGACAACAAAACTACCAGCCTCTGCGACAAAGTTATCACTAACGTCAAAGTTTACGTCGAAACCAGTTAGTGTATATGTCGTTTCATCTACTGGTAACTGTTCTGCAACAACTAGACCTGCGTCTGGTCCTGTTAGAGTAAAGCTACCTTCTGCATGTGCTATGCTTGTGGCTACAATTACGTCCTGACCAGTTAGATCAAACCTACCAGTATCTGCTACAAAGTTGTCCTGTACATCAAAGTTGATGTCTTGACCCGTCAGAGTAAATGATGCAGCATCATCTACACCAATAACTGTTGTAGGACTTAGGAATACATCTTGACCAGTAGAGGTAAACGATCCAGAGTCGTGCAGTATTCTAGTATTTAAGTTAGCTGCCTGACCAGTAAGAGCATAGGTAGCCTCACCAGCTAGTAGAATAACCTCAAATACTGTCGTCTGACCAGATAGGCTGTAAGCTGTCTGACCACCCTCTAGTGGATAATTGATACCAGAGGTCTGACCTGTTAAGCTAAAGCTACCTTGCTCTACAACCTTCCTAAATGCAGAGTCTGCATCTTGTGGAGAAGATATGTAGCTTACATGTGCAGCGGATAGGACGTTCTGTACAGTAAAGTCGATGTCCTGTCCTGTGACAGTGTAAGTACCTTCGTCTGCTGGTTTAGTAACGACAAGAGGTGATGTCTGACCCGTTAGGGTGAATGTTGCTTCACCTGCTGTTATGGATATTGAATCAATAACGTCTTGGAATGTTAAGCTGTATGTACCTTCGTTAGCAGACAGCCGATAAGACAGACCTTCGCCAGCAGCAGCAAACGGGGTAGACGCTAATGGTGCAAATCCTAACATAGTTTACCCCTTACGGTTTAGTAGGCCAGTCGTCCTCGCCTAGGTGAGGCCAGTTAGCATGTGTAGTAATGTCACGTAGAGCCTGACGATAAGCTGTTTGTTCAGCAGTCATAGTTAAGTCAGATGATGCCCACCAATCTGTTTCAGCCAGTAGATAGTCACGTTTGGCACGACTTTTTTCAGATTTTTGATTGTCTAGCGTAAGTTGGTAAGCCGCCTCATGCTCTGCTTTGGTAGTTGTAACACCATCTTCTGTGGTGTCACTGAACATGTCAGCTATTTCCCATGCCTCAACCCAGTTGCCTTTAGCATCCTGTGTAACACCATTACGGCGTACTGTTTGATATGCACCAACCCCTTCTGTAGGTTTAGGCGCACGTAGAACAGGGTCTACATTAAGTGCGTCATGTACGTTGTTGTTCCATACACGAGGCATGGACATGTTGGGGTTCTCTTTGCGGAGTTGCCCCTGTGATTTAATTTCGCCTGTTGTGCGATCACGATATTCAGTCATTAGTTGATACTCCTTATATGACCTTGAGTAGCACGTGAGTGCGTTGCGTATGCGTTATGCGATTGCGTAGAACATGTATGTGCCACCTGATGAGTTTGTATTGTTACCATCATCATTAACAATAAAACCAGAACTATGTGGGTCTACATCATCTTGTGTAGTAAGTTGAGCATTAGTAAGGTTTAATGTAACTGTAGGGTCATCACCTGCTACAATCCCAAGCTCAGTATCGTAAACTTGCCATTGGCCACTACTATCAATGCGCTTAATGAGGATAAACCGTGCGCCTGACGTAAAGCCGCAGTCAATCGTTTGACTTGAGCCATTCCCAGTATAACTCCCCACCTTAGACACACCATTTAGGCTTGCGAATAGGTAGGCTATACCTTGATCACCCCCACCTGTATAAT